AATTGCCAACTTCTGCGTATTCTGCAATGGCGCCCGTCCCGGGCAGTGGCTTCGGCAGGCGCCGGATCGCCAGTCCCATCGCGTTCCGTGCAAACGCGATGTTGTGCGTCGTCACCGGCGAAGAGCCAGTCTTCTTCACAAACTGCGACCGGAACACGTAAAAGTCCTTCAGCCGCCCAATGCTGCCCTCCACCAGCGCCCGTAAGCCCGCCTCGCCGGCCGTTTGATATTCGCTGAACCTCGGAATCTGCCGCAATTGCGAATACGCCGTGCCGTCCACCACCAAATATTTCTGCTCACTCTGCGGCACCTTCGCGTTGAACAGCGTCGTCTCCGCCGCATCCACCACCGCCTCCGTCAGCGCCGTCCCGCCCGTGCCCAGCGGCGCGTTCGCCGTGAACTGGCTGTACAGGCCCAGAAGGTCACTCTCCACCTTCTCCGCCAGCGCGATCATCGCCGGCTCCATGTACAGCCTAAGCAGGTCCGGCACCGCGATCACTTTCGTCACGTCCGGAATCTGGAACGTCGCTTCAGCATGCGTGTTCAGCACGATCTGCGCCGTCTCCACGTTCGGGTTCTGCGTCTGTACCGTCCCGCCTTCGGCGATGTTGTTCGCCACCATCGTCGGCGGAATCGGCACGTTCACCGTGTCGCCGGCTTGCGCCAGCGTCGGCTCAAAGTCCCGGTTCACCAAATTGCCCATCACCAGGTGGCCCATCAACGCGGGAAGCGCGTCCACCGCCACCAGTTTCACGATCGCATTTGCCAGATTGGCCGATGTGATTGCTGCCATCCTTTTCCTCTTCCTTTCTCTTGTCCTTCACCACACCTCGCGGCGGCTGCCGCCTTCCGCGTTATTCGCCCTTTAGGCTCTGCAGCGCCACCCGGCTGATCTGCTCCCGGATCCGCTGCAGCTCCTCCCGGCTCATGCCGGGCCGGATCTTATCCAGATCCACCGCCCCCGCCGTCGCAGGCCCGCGGCCAGGGCTCACCACCCCGCTGCCGCCCGCGATCCGCGCAGGCAAAAATTCGGGATTTTCCTGCACAAACTGCGACAGGTATTCCCGGAAATTCTTCTCTCCTTCCGGCGTTTTCGCCACTAGTGTGCCATCCGGTGCACGCACAATGTCGTCCTTCACAATCTTGAACGCCAGATCCACTTTCGACACCCCTAGCCGCTGCAGCTCGCTCTTGATCTGCGAGTGCCGCTCGCTCTCTTCCGCCATCTGCCGGCTCCGCTTGTTCTCTTCCACCAGTTCGTTCAACCGCCGTTCTAGCTGTTCCCGCTTTTTCCTCTCTTCCTGCAATTCCGCCTTGTATGCAGGCTCACTTTCCTTCTTCTGCAGATCAAGGTATTCTTCAATTACGCTCCGGATCACTGTTTTGATATCTTCGGCTTGCGCCCCTGTCGCCATACGCATTTCTTCCTGCTGTCCCTGCTCCATCCTTTTCCTCTTCTCCTTCCTTTTTTGGGCTCACTGTCCCGCGTCGATCTCGCGCGCAATCCGGTCTTTCATCTCCTGGCTTGCGTCGCAGAGATACTTCATCGCTAGCTTCTTCTGGATCTCCGCCCGCAGTGTCGCTGACGGTATCCCCATCCGCAGCAGCCGCTCCGCGTCCTCCAGCTCGCTGGAAAATTCACCAATGTCAAATTCATCCATCCCCGCCACGCCGATCTGAATCTCGTCCTGCCTCGCCTCCGCCAGCGTCCGCAGCAGCCGCTTTAGCATGTCTTTGACTCGATCCCCCATCCCGCGCAGCACCTCTTGCGTCACTAGGTAGTCCCGCTGCTTGCTCACTCCTGTCAGGGCTGCGTTCTTCGAAAGCGCGCCCCCCGCCTGGTGCAGCATGTAACACACCCGGTAGATTTCTTCCTTCAACCGGTCGATGTTCTCCAGCGCAATCTGGTACACATGCCCCTCCGGCTCCGTCCAACCGAACCGGTCTTCCTTGCCCAGCTTCACGTAGTAGCTCTCGCCCACCACCTGCTTGAATTCGCTGTCGCTGTAGATCACCGGCATCGCGAACAAACCCATCGTCAACGCCCACGCCAGCGCGTTCGATTTGTTGAAGTGCTCCAACTGCAGCGAGGCCGCACGGTTCATCAGCCACATCCCCTCGCCCAGCGTGAACTCAAACACCGGCACGCGGCCCAACCCCGCCAGTCCGTGCAGCCCTTCCTCCACCATCTCCGGCGCCGTCGCCTTGCCCGCCCTCTCCACTTGCCTCCAGATCTCATACCGGCAGCGGTCGTATCTCACCCACTCCCGCAGCGTCTGCTTCAGCCCGCTGTCCTCCTCCACCACCTGCCGCTCGCTGCGCAGCACTACCCACTCATACTCGCCTCGCTCGTCCTTTTGCCAATGGATCACGCTCTCGGCCGGATACTCGCTGAAATACCCTCGCGACAGCCCCATCGCGTCTTCCTCTGCCCGGCTTCCGGCCGGCCTCGGCCCCTTCGGAAAATCAATGGTGATGTAGCTGCGCCCCGCCACCATCGCTTCGATTACTTGCCGGCGGAAAAAGTCGCTCAGCGTAGAGCCTCGCCTGTCGCAATCCTCCGCCAGCTCGTTGAAGTATCGCCGCGCCGATTCATCGCGCCCTTCGAACGTCAAGATCGGTTCCCGGCGGAACAGCGTCGCCGCGTACCAATCAATGATCGACCCAGCATAGTTCTCATAGAACGCCCGCGCCACCCGCTCCCGGTACACTGCAGCAGGTTCTTTCTGTCTCGGAATCAGGTACCGGTCCGCATTCGCGACAAATTGCTCTCCCCCAGCGTATAAATCCCTATATTTCGGCCATACGTGCTTCCACGCCGTGTAATTCGGATGTTCCCGGTTAATGTCTCGCATCTTTCCTCGCCTCACCAGTACAACCTTTGGTCCCTCTCTCCTGCCCCAGGCGCGCCTGACCGCCTCTCCCACAGCAGGTAGCCCAGCGCGTCGCTTAAGTGCGTCCTCCGCGGATCCTTCGCTTTATCGATTTCGCTGCTGCCCTCGGCCCATTGCACCCGCTCGAAATCTAGGATCAGCTCCTTGCACTTCGGATCCACCAGCAATCCGACGTCTCCGGCCGCGCTCCTCAGCTTCGCGTTTACCAGCGCAGCACGCTCCCTCACGGAAGGGTTCTTCCGCGGTATGCGGTACGACGGTTTCTCTCCACGCTCCGCAAAGTAACTCTCGATGATTTCCCGATCCGTAGTCCCGCTCGTTTGCAGCCTGCTCGCGCATGCGTCTCCATAAATCACGAGCCCCGCTTTCCACCCTCCGTACCGCCGCCAGAACTCCTCGCAAGCATCCCGCGTGCTCGCGCGCCTCAGAACTATCTCGTCCAGGACGTGAATCCGCCCCTCCACCTCCTGCACCACTACGCTCGACATCGGATCTACGTTGAAATCGAGCGCCCACAGCAGCTCCCGCTGCCGCTCTGGCTCCAGTTTTTTCACGTGTGTCTTCCGGTCGAACGCGTGGTATACCAGCCCCTGCGCCGGATTTAAATACTCCCCCAGTACTTCTTGCGCGTAAAACGCCTCGTCATAGCTGTGCTTCAGCCTCTCGTAGAAATCCGGCACCCTCTCGAGCAAGTAGCGGTTCTCGAACGGCGCTGCCTGCACGCATTCGTAGCCTTCCACCGGGTCGTGAATGAAGCGCTCCCAGACCCAGTCGTAGCCCTTAGGCGTCCAAACACCAAAGCCGCACAACCGCGTCGCCTGCGGATCCCTCAACCTCCCTTCGAGACGAACCCACGCCTCCTCGCTCGCATAGGTCAGCTCATCCACCCCGAACCACGCCAGGTTCGTCCCTCTCAGCCGTTCATACTCATCCAGCGACCTGAACAAAATCCGCGATTCCGTGTCCAGCAGCACCGCCTGGTTCTCCGCCTTGTTGAACTCGAACGGAATCCCACTCTGCCTCATCACCTCGAACAGCGCCGCCTGCGTCGCATCCCGCAGCATCGGATACGTCGGCGCTCCGATCAGCCCCGTCCGCCCCGGATTCAAATAGGCCAGCTTCAGTGCCTCGTGGCACAGCGCTTGACTCTTTCCGGATCCGATCGGCCCTGAAAATCCTTTGAACCTCGCCTCTGACTCGTGAAACTTCCGCTGCGACGGCAGCGGCGAATACGGTATCGT